CGGCCTCTTGTGGATTGAATTGATCAACAAAGTTTTTTAGGGTGCCGGACCATTCCATTTCAAAAACTTCACTGTCGTAGGACTGACGCTTGTAAGCGGTAACGAACCATCCGTCGATGCGTTTTTTCAGGTCATAGCGGTATTCGGTATCGCCGTGGGCTTCGTGCCCTGCGGTCAGTTCTGCTCGTTCGTTAGCCCATAGGAAGCAAGGGAGGAATGGGCGCTCAGCGATGCGCATGAAGTCCAACGTGTTGCGGAAGTAGAGGGCGGCGCCCTCGAAGTATCCATCGTGATGGATATAGAAGGTTACGGTGCTGAAACCGCTTTTGATTTGATAGGTTGCTCGTGTAGACATTGTGTTTCCTCGTTGTTGATGGGATCATTATAAAGAAAACTTTTAACAAATAAAAGGGTTTTTTTGCACAAAAGGTAAAAAAATGCGGTATTATTAGCACCTAGCACATAACTCGCGGCAAAACAAGGATCGAAAATGGCTTTGTTGCAACGATTTGCATACCTAGACAGCGGAACGCTTGGAAAACTAAGTATCGGCGACTGGTTTTGCTACACAATTGAAAGGCCGTGGAAAGATAACCAGCCAAACGTGTCTTGCATTCCCGAAGGGACGTATGCCTGCCAGCCATTTAGCGGCACAAGGTTTCAAGATGTGATTCAGGTGATGGATGTACCAGACCGCAGCCATATCCTGATCCACGTTGCCAACTTCCCCTACGATGTAGAGGGGTGCATTGGTGTTGGTGATCGCTTTGTCTCAGACTCGATAGAGCCTGCTGTCTACAACTCCAAAAAGACGCTGGCGGCGCTGATGGATATATTCAACGGGCACGAAGAACGTATGACCCTAAAGATCACAGGAGTGAGGGCCGAGATATGAAGTGGGACGCGATCAAAGGTTTAGTGGGCGCAGTAGCACCGACCATAGGGAGTGCCATAGGAGGCCCTGTAGGGGCCGGAGCGGGCAAAATACTGGCACAAGTATTAGGGGTACCGGCAGAGCCACAAGCCGTCCAGAAGGCTCTCAGCGAGGCCACACCGGAACAATTGGCAGAGATTAAGAAAGCAGACCTAGCCTACAAAACCCGTTTGGCAGAGTTAGAAGTGGATATCTTCGAGCTAGAGACTGCCGACATTCAAGACGCTAGAAAGAATGCCGACTGGACGCCTAAAGTCTTGGCGATGATGGCGTTTCTGTTCTTCGGTGGTTATGTGACCCTTGTTACTGTTCAACCGCCAGATGCTAATTCAGAAGCAGTGATAAACCTTGTCCTAGGATATCTGGGAGGAGTGGTATCAGCGGTAGTGTCTTTCTATTTCGGCGCAAGCCATACATCGGACAACTAATGAATCAGAATCTTGAAGTCGCTTATATAGCCACAACGGACGTTATTCCGTACGCAAACAATCCACGCACCCACAGTGAACAACAGGTGGCTCAGGTAGCGGCAAGCATCAAGGAGTTCGGTTTTAATAACCCGATCCTGCTAGATGAGCATAATGGAATCATCGCAGGCCACGGTAGGTTGGCAGCGGCGCAAAAGCTAGGGATGGAGTTGGTGCCCACAATAACCCTAGCAGGACTGACAGAAGCGCAGCGCAAGGCGTATGTAATAGCAGACAACAAACTGACCGAGAACGGTGGGTGGGATTACGACCTGTTAGCGGTAGAGATTGAGCGTTTGGCAGAATTGGATATTGATTTAACGCTGACAGGGATGGACGAAATAGAACTTGCCAAGATGTTCGATGAGCCACAAGAGCATGTTGTGCAAGAGGTCGACTACGCTGAGTCTTTTTCTGTTGTCGTTGAATGTAGCAACGAATCCGAGCAGGAAAAAATCTTCAATCGTTTGGATTCGGAGGGGTATAAGTGCCGAGTTCAAAGTTTGTAATCGAATCGGAAACCAGTGGCACGTTTAGAGCCAATAAAATCAAGTCGATGTTCGACTGCGACATGGACGTAGTTACCAAGACGTTTGATGTAAGCATTCCGATAGAAGATGTTGACTGGAACATTGGATTAATTGTTGGAGCAAGCGGGACGGGGAAAACAACGATAGCTAAACGAATGTTTCAGGATTACGAACTGTTCAGCGGGTATGAATGGTCGGGAGATAGTTTTGTTGATGATTTCAGTGAAATGTTAACCGCAAAACAGATAACAGAGGCGTTATCCAAGGTTGGATTCTCGTCGCCGCCAGATTGGTTAAAGCCGTTTGGTGTGTTGTCTAACGGTCAAAAAATGCGAGCAGAGCTTGCAAGGTTGATCCTTGAAGCAGACAAGCCGTTCATTTACGACGAGTTCACTTCTGTGGTCGATAGACTGGTGGCGCGTTTGGGATCCTCTGCGATTCAGAAGTTTATCCGCAAGCAAGGTCGTAAGTTCGTTGCCGTAAGCTGTCATTATGACATCGAACAATGGCTGGAGCCTGACTGGGTGTTTAACTGCGATGATATGCAGTTTAGCCGGAGGCGTCTTAGGCGACCTGAAATTAAAGCAACAATCAGAAAAGCAAAACAAAGAGAGTGGGCCGAGTTCATGGAGCATCACTATTTGACGCATTCACACAACAACGCGGCTCATAAATATATCTGCGAGATTGATGGTCGATCAGTCGCTTGGTGTTCGGTAATCCATTTCCCACATCCTATTGTCAAAGACATGAAGCGGATCCATCGAATTGTGGTTAAGCCAGACTATCAAGGGATTGGTGTTGGAGCTGCGTTTATGAATGCAATAGCCGATTCATACAAGCAAAAAGGGTATCGGATGAGCTTGGTTACCAGTTCGCCTTCATTTGTTCTCGGATTGCAGAAAAACCCCACTTGGGCAATGACTCGTAAGCCGTCAAGGTTGGCGCAACCTAAAGGCGATTTGAAAGCTTCTGCATCATCGGCTCGGTTAACAGCCAGTTTTGAATATGTTGGAGAGCGACATGGCTAGACCATTGGCGCAAATAGACTGGGATCAAGTGGACAAAATGTGCGCTATTCACTGCACTGGAGAGGAGCAGGCGTCCATCTTGGGAGTTGATTACGACACTCTTAACGCTGCTTGTAAACGTGAGCAGGGGTGTAGTTTTTCGGATTATTTCAAGCAAAAGGCCAGCCACGGCAAAATGAGCCTCAGGCGCAAGCAATATACGGCTGCGATGGACGGCAATACGACAATGCTTGTATGGCTAGGTAAGAACTGGTTGGGACAGTCAGACCAGCCTGAAGTAGAAGCGCAAGACCTGCCGCCAATCGTTATCGAGAGGGCGGGTGAAGCTCACTAGGCCACAGGATGCAATCTTCTTTAGTGACTCACGGTTTAGGGCGGTGGTTGCTGGGAGACGATTCGGTAAGACGTTTTTGTCTACTCACGAGCTTCTTCGTGCTGCCCTAGAAGATAAGAACCGAAACTGCTGGTATGTAGCGCCGACCTACAAGGCTGCAAAAGAGATAGCTTGGGATATGCTGAACGATGCTCTGCCAGATGGATATGTGACGAAAAAGAATGAGAGCGCATTGTCCCTGGTGTTACGCAATGGCTCTACCATATCCCTCAAAGGGGCAGAGAAGCCAGATAACCTCAGAGGGAGGGCGTTGGACTTTGTTGTTCTGGACGAGTTCGCAGATATGCGGAAGGAAGCCTGGTATGAAGTATTGCGTCCAAGTCTGTCGGATAGGTTAGGCTCTGCTCTATTCATTGGGACACCAAAAGGGCGAAACCATTTCTACGACATTTGGACGCGAGGCGCGGACGGCGAGGAGGGCTGGCAAGCCTTCCAGTACACGACCATCGAGGGCGGTAATGTTGATGAGGCTGAGATCGAGGCGGCGCGGAATGACCTAGACGAGCGGACATTCCAGCAGGAATATGAGGCCAAGTTTGTTAATTATCAGGGCATCATTTACTACTCCTTCAGCCGAGAGGAGAGTGTGCAGCCTGTTCTCGATGCTGGGGATGATCTACACATTGGCATGGACTTTAACCTAGACCCTATGAGCGCAGCTGTGTGCGTGAGGGAGGGCGGCGCCATCAAGGTCATGGACGAGATTGTGATATACGGCTCAAACACCGACGAGATGGTGGACGAGATCAAACAGCGATACGGCGACAGAAGGATTACAATATACCCTGACCCAGCCAGTAAACAGAGAAAAACCAGTGCGGGAGGGAGGACAGACCTATCAATCCTCCAGAATGCAGGGTTTGCGGTAAAGGTGCGGAACAGTCACCCCGCGATCAGAGACAGAATCAACAGTGTGAACAGTCGGCTACGCTCTACCAGTGGAGTGCGGTCTTTGTTCGTTGATCCCAAGTGTAAGCAGACCATCGCTTCGCTTGAACGCCAGACATACAAAGAAGGAACTAGCCAGCCCAACAAGGACGACGGCTACGACCACATGAATG